AAATACAATGGGAAATATGAATTCGAACGAACGAACACGTCTAGATAGAATTGAAGAAAAGATCGATAAGATGGCAGATGCTATCATCGCTTTGGCACGGGCTGAAGAAAAGATCACGACTTTAGATGATACTACTAGAATAATTTTAAAACGAATGGTTGCTCAAGATGATCGTCTGAGAAATGTCGAACAGCTTCAAGCAGATACTGAAGGAACCTTAAAAACAATTAAATCTATCACTTGGACGTTTGTCTCAGCTGTTGTCACTGGTCTTGCCGGTGCAGTACTATGGATGATAGGATTACCTGCAGGAGATTAATGAAAACATTCGCGCAATATTTAATTGAGAAGCCAATGTCACCTCAACAGAGGATGCAACGAGCTAGGATAATGAAAAGACTTGCTCCTAAGCTTGCGATGAAACGTAAAATCGCAATGAAGAAAAAAGCACCTACTGAAAAGCTTTTACAGAGGGCTGAAAAACAAGCCAAAGATATTTTAAGAAAGAAATTTTCTGGAAAGGCCGAATACAACCAAATGAGTTTTGCTCAAAAAAGTCAGGTTGATAAAAAGGTTGAAAAGAAAAAAGCTCTCATTAAAAAAATTGGAAAAAAACTTTTGCCTAAACTCAAAAAAGCAGAAACTGAAAGAATTAAGGCACTTAAACAAGAAACCGCGGCCACACACCGCAAAATATAATAAGGAATAAATATGGAACTACAAGATACAATAACGCAGTCTGTGGCCGAAGCTGTCAAACAAGTCACGCACACAGCGAAGGATTTCAAACCTCATATGATGTATGATCCAAAAACGGGTAAAGGCTATGAAGCAAAAACCCATGAGGATCATCTAAAAATGAAAGACATGGGTTATACTCATGAAAAGCCAACTTCACAAGAAGAAAGTAACGAATTTACTGCAGCTGCTGCTAAAGCTAAACTTGCTGGCGATGATGAATTTGAATTTGATGGCAAGACTTATCCAACAGAAATTAGTCAAGATGCCGCTGAAAAGATTCTTGGAAAAAAAGAAGAAGTAGAGCTCGAAGAAGCTTCAACTGATCTTGAAGAAGCACTTAAGCCTGACGATTTCGTAAAAGGTGGAGATGCTAAAATAACAAAACGTGAAGTTGATAAAATGTTATCGAAGATATTCGTAAACGCTAAAATGGCAAAGACTGTTGAAAATAATGGTGCTTATAAGGCTGGACTAAAAGATGCAGGCAAAAAGAAAAATCCTTATGCAAAAGATACCGCCGATTTCCATCTCTACGTTTTAGGAGTTCAGTCGGCTGACCTATCTTAATGGTGTATAAATAACTCTGTGAAACTATTTTCCGAATTAAATAATGATAACTTTGATTTATATGCTGCTAAACATTATAGAAATCATCAATGCATAACGGCTGATGAATTTTATGACGATATAGCTAAATTCAAATATGTAGTAAGGCTTTTAAGGAGATACCGAGATACTGGTAGAATCCAAGAAAGATTATTGTTGAATCACATTATAACGATTTATAACGTATTCGATATTAGTGCAGCTAATAGAATGATATTTCATAGAGTAGATGTCAACCTTTGGCCTGCGCTTAAAACATTTTTAGTTTATTTAAATTATATACCAGAAAACACGTATCAGAATATAAATATTGATCTAGCATTAGCAACAAAACTAAAGGATTTATAACATGGGATTTTTAAGAGGACCAGATTTTTTCTACGCGATTCGTTTCTTACGATTGTTAACTACGAAGTGGGAAAATACCACAGCGTTTAAGTTAGGTGTAGTAGATAAGAACGGTAAAAAACTTAAGAAACCTGAAACTAAAGAAGAAAAATCTGCTTACAATTTATTCCACAAATTAGTTTTTAATGTTAAACGCTTGATAAATAAAATTCCACTTGGCAAATCGACCATTGCCTCATATGCTGCAGCGCTCTTTCTTATTAAAGAGCACACCGGTATAGATGATGAAAATTTAAAAAAGGTCATAAAGGAATCCTGCGGTTTGGATCTTAGCGATTACAATCCCGAAATCAATGCATGGTATTTGACAGAAAGTGGAAATATAGAAGAAGGAAAATATGCTCTCATCCGTGATATAGCATTACCAAAGACAGGCGATATGCTCGCACAAAAAGGTACTTTGGTTGAAGTCACGACACAGGCGCCGTATGATACTGTATTAGGTCATCCGGTTTTTAAAGCAACACACGTAAAAACACAACAAACAATATATATCACAGAAGAAGATATAACAAAATGAAAGACGAACAAACCACAACTGCTTCAATAGCAATAGCTGATCGTCCTTTAGGAAAGCCGAAGAAGAGAAAGTATAAACAATTTGATGTATCAAACGAAACCTTTAACCGCTTTGCTACAGGCCGAACAAAATTTGAAAGATGGTCTAAATATCTAAATTTAGAAGACAGAAACGAAAAATCAATTTACGATTATCATCGTTCATCGCATGGTGAATCTATAATAATTTTAAGGAATGAAGAAAACGGTGCGTTACGTGCCATAAGACCAAGATCGTCTAACGGGTTATAAAGGTAAATATTTGTATTTACTTTTTGTCGCATATATAGTATAATAGTTCCTTAATCAATTAAATAGATAAAACCGCCATGTCAATATTCGTAGAACAAATTTCAAGAAAACCAGATAATTATCCATGGACCGAAAAGTTCATTGAGGCAATGCACAATGGGTTTTGGACAGATAAGGAATTCAATTTCCAATCTGATGTCCAAGACTTTAAAGTACACATGTCAGATAAAGAACGAGACATGGTTACTCGTTCTCTATCAGCAATTGCACAGATCGAAGTTGCGGTTAAAACGTTCTGGGCAAACGTAGGCCAAAACCTACCTCATCCGTCTATCACTGACTTAGGTTATGTGATGGCAAACGTAGAAGTAATTCACAATAACGCTTATGAAAGACTTATCGATATTCTCGATATGGAAGACATCTTTGAAGAAAATCTTAAACTAGATATTATTCAAAATCGTGTAAAGTACTTGCGTAAGTATCTAAAGAAGCATTACAAAGATGCTAAAAAGCAATACGTTTATTCTCTTGTATTGTTTACTTTGTATGTAGAGAACGTATCGTTGTTTAGTCAATTTTATACTATTAACTACTTTAATCGTTTTAAAAACCAATTGAAAGATGTTGCTCAGCAAGTAGCGTACACTTCAAAAGAAGAAATGCTTCATGCTATGGTAGGCGTAAAGTTAATAAACACTATCCGCGAAGAACATCCTGAGCTTTTTGATGAAGAGCTTATCGAACGTATTCGTTCTGAGTGTGTTGAAGCATTTAAAGCAGAATCTAAGATTATCGAGTGGTCTGTAAATGGTTATCAATCGGAGAACCTCAGTTCTCCTATCATGCATAGCTTTATTAAAAACAGATTAAACGACTCGTTAAAACAAATTGGTATTGAACCAGTGTTTGACGATATCGATAAAGAATTACTAGATAAGACCTCGTGGTTTGATGAAGATGTATTAGGCAACACTGCCACCGACTTCTTCTTTAAACGACCTACTGAATATTCGAAGAAAGACAAATCATACGACGAAGACGACCTATTTTAAAGGTATAGATATATTATGGAAGATTACTATTGGTTAAATCGAGATTCACGCTTGTTTCTTGAGCGAGGATACTTAACAGAAGGTCAAACACCTGAAAAACGTGTAAGGCAAATCGCACTCAAAGCTCAAAGAACATTGGGCGAAGATGGATTTGCAGACAAGTTTGAAGATTATATGAAGAAGGGGTGGTATTCACTTGCCTCACCTATCTGGGCAAACTATGGGCTTAAACGTGGCTTACCCATTTCTTGCTTTGGATCTTTTATTGGCGACACCATGGAATCTATTTTAGGTAAACAGGCCGAGGTCGGCATGATGACTAAGATGGGTGGAGGAACATCTGCATACTTTGGAGAACTGCGTAGTCGTGGTTCTGAAATATCTGAAGGTGGTAATTCAAATGGTCCTGTACATTTCATGGAATTGTTTGAAACTATGACGAACGTTGTTTCTCAGTCTAACGTTCGCCGAGGTTCTTTCGCTGGTTATATGCCAATCGAACACCCTGACATCTTAGAGTTTCTTCAAATACGCAGTGATGGTAATCCTATTCAGAACATGTCAATTGGCGTAACAGTCACTGATAAGTTTATGAAAGAAATGATTGATGGCGATAAAGATAAGCGTAAGATTTGGGGTAAGGTTGTTCAAAAACGTTATGAGAGTGGTTATCCTTATATCATGTTTAGTGATACAGTGAATAAGAATAAACCAAAGGAAAGCGATAAGATCTATGCATCCAATTTGTGTTCTGAAATTTGCTTATCAACAACTGAAGAAGAATCATTTGTCTGTTGTTTATCATCTATGAATCTATTACACTATGAAGAGTGGAAAGAAACAGATGCTGTACAAGTTCTTACTCGTTTTCTTGACACTGTAATTGAAGAGTTTATTGATAAGACAGAAGGTTTACCATTTATGGATGCGCCTCGTAAGTTCTCAATAGAACAACGTGCACTTGGAATTGGTGTACTTGGATGGCACTCATTCTTACAGTCTAAGAGTGTAGCCTTCGAGAGTTTAGAAGCTAAGATGCTAACCAATCAGATCTTTAGTCATATGGAAAGTGAAAGCTTGGCTGCTTCTGCTGAAATGGCTAAAACACATGGAGAACCTGAAAAGCTTAAAGGATCAGGTCGTAGGAATATGACAACGCAAGCAATTGCACCTACAACTTCAAGTTCTTTCATCCTTGGTCAAGTATCTCCTAGTATTGAACCACTAAATAGTAACTACTTTGTCAAAGATTTGGCTAAAGGCAAGTTTACATATAAGAATCCACATCTAAAGGAAGTATTACATAGCTACGGCCACGATACACAAGATGTTTGGAGATCCATTCTTGTAACAGGCGGGAGTGTTCAACACCTTATGTTCTTATCAGATCATGAGAAAGATGTATTTAAAACCTTTGGTGAAATCTCTCAAAAGGAAGTTATTCTCCAAACAGGAATACGTCAAAAGTATATTGATCAATCACAGAGTATCAATCTTATGATTCATCCAAAGACACCACCACGTGATACAAATCAACTTCTGATTTATGCTTGGGAACAAGGTGTAAAAACGCTGTACTATCATCGTGGAACTAATCCTTCTCAAGAACTATCGCGTAATCTACTTACTTGTACGTCTTGCGAAGGTTAATATATGTACGCGGAAAAACTATATTGCGCTAGATGCAGAATTTACGTTCACATCGAATTTGACGAAGACGAATCTCCCGACTTCTTAGAACCTAACTTCTGCCCAATGTGCGCAGAAGAATTTAACGGTGAACCAGAAGAGATCGAATGGGATGAATAAATAACTCCATGTGGAGTTACAAAGGTAAAGAGTTTACTAGTGAAATGATCGGTGACAATGTAGGATTTGTCTATGTTGTTACCGATACTTCTACTGGTATGAAATACATTGGAAAAAAGAACTTCTTTTCCAAAGTAACTAAACCACCTTTGAAAGGCAAAACTCGTAAACGTCGATCTTTAAAAGAATCTGATTGGAAAACTTATTGCGGATCAAGTGAAACCGTAAAACTGATTGTAGAAGAAAACGGTTTAGACCACTTCCATCGTGAAATCATTCATTTGTGTAAATCTAAAGGAGTGATGAGTTATATGGAATGTTACGAACAAATGAACACTCACGCTCTTCTTAAACCTGAAGAATATCATAATGCCTTTTTTGGCGGAAAAATCCACCGTTCTCATCTGAAAGCTTTAGATCCTAACGACTTTAGTTGATTTAAGGGTTTACAAACTGCCTAAACTGTGGTATAATCTAGTATAGATTTAACAGAATAGGAATAGAACATTATGATAATAGTAGACTACAGCGGTATTGCGATCGCCGCAATATTTTCACAAGATCGTCCGGACGAGGTTGAAGAAAGCCTTATCCGTCACATGATACTAAACTCCCTTCGGAGATATAACGTCAAATTCAGGGATGAATACGGGCCTATGATACTGGCC